TTACTTTGTTGAAAGATCGCCGCTCTTTGCCGTCAATCGACTCTTTTTAGACAGGTTTTTTGTCTTACGTTTTTTCACCTTGGCAAGCTCAATTTCTGAAAAATGAGAACCGATACTCAGTCTTCTGAGCCCCATTTTTACGTATTCAACATTGATCTCAATCCCGACAAACTTGCGACCCAATTCCACGGCGGTGGCACCGGTGGTGAAGCTGCCGGCAAACGGATCCAGTACCCTGTCATCTGGGTTCGAGGATGCCAGAATTATACGCTCCAGGAGGGCTTTGGGTTTCTGGGTGGGGTGGTTTTCGTATTCGTCCATCAGATAGCGAACGCGTGGGAACTCCCAGACATTTCCCGGCACTTTTTTCTGATTGTATGGCTGCGGTGGATTTTTTCTGTAGTCTATTAGCGCGCGTTGAGCCCCGGTTTTGGCTTCAACCAGAATATCGTCACGATTAAATGTGTAGTTTTTCTGATCTTTTACCATCATCAGGATCGGTTCATACATCGAACCAAAGTAATTTTTGGCCTGTACCCCTGAGCTATCGTATGACCACACGATACGGCTCTTGATAGTAAAGAGCTGGCGGCATTTGAGGTCAATATACGGCATGTTCTCCGTACTGTTCATGATGTACATGGTGCCGTGCGGTTTGAGAATGCGATGGCACTCGTCAATGCACTCAAACAGCCACGCCAGAAAAGCCTCTTCATCCCAGGACTCCACCATCCCGTCAAAATCTTTACCGATGTTATAAGGTGGATCGGCAAAAATGAGATCGACGCTTTCAGAAGACAGCTTTTGCAGTTCGGTCAGTGCATCACCCAGGATTATCTTTTTAGATTCATCGCCAAAATAGACAGGTTCACATCTTGCGTTCATCGCCAAAGCCTCCCGTGTGAAGTTAATAAAAAAGGCGCTTCCCCATGCCGAGTAGCGCCTTTTAAAACAAACATTTAACTGATTAGTATCAGTTCATGCCGTATTTTCAAAACCTACGTTTTTTGCAGTTTATCATGGTTCGTTAATGTTCATTCAATATATTGAATATAAAAGGGAAAGTTACTTTTTCGGTTTGTCTTTGTTCATTGTCGTTCATAGAGTAACATCGAAATGTGCAGTCAGTGGTGCAGTCAGTCCTGCTCACTCTCAATAATGAACTGAGGTTTCTATGGCTGGTGGAACGAACAAACTGAGCGATACCGCGCTGCGTAAAATGAATGGCCGGGAGAGCCCCGGAGACAGCTTTTATGCTGATGGTGATGGGCTGAGTATCAAGGTTTCCAAGATTGGTGTCATGACATGGTATTTCACGTTTCGAACCGGCGGCCGTGAAACGACCTCCCAACGTATAAAGTTAGGCAACTATCCAGATCTTTCTCTGAAAGCTGCAAGAGAAAAGCGTGAGCAATGCCGCGCTTGGCTGGCAGAAGGCAAGAACCCAAAACATCAACTGAGCTTCACCACTCAGGAAACCCTGAAGCCGGTGACGGTGAAAGATGCCATGGATTACTGGATCAGGGAGTACGCAACCCATAAGCGGGCTAATGTAGAAAAACACATCGAGCAGCTTAATAAGCACATCTACCCATATATTGGGGCGTTCCCGCTTTCAATGTGCGAAACCAGGCACTGGCTTGAGTGTTTCGCCCGGGTACGGGATGAAGCGCCAGTGGCCGCCGGCTATCTCCTGCAGATGTGTAAACAGGCGCTGAAGTTCTGCCGGGTGCATCGTTATGCCGTGAGCAACGTTCTCAACGACCTGACTATTGATGATGTCGGCCGTAAGCAGAATAAGCGGGACAGGGAGCATACACGGCAGGAGTTAATAGATATCTGGCGGGAAAGTGCCGGGATGAAGTTTAAGCCGTACTATGGCGTATTGCTTCATTTGCTGGTGGCGTTCGGTTGCCGTACTCAGGAACTGAGGCTATCTACTATCGGTGAATGGGATTTACAGGACTGGATCTGGACGGTGCCGAAAGAACACAGCAAGGGTGGTGAAAAGATACTGCGGCCAATTCCCCTCGCTATGAGGCCATTCGTCAAAAGCCTGGTCGCACGAAATAAGGATACTGGCCTGTTGCTGGGGGAGTTGAAGAAACCCGAAGCCGTCAGCCAGTGGGGAAGAGGTATCTATAAACGCCTGGGGCATTCTGAGTCCTGGACGCTTCACGATCTGCGCCGGACGTTCTCCACCACACTAAACAACATGGGGATTGCGCCGCACGTTGTTGAGCAACTGCTGGGCCACTCACTCGGCGGGGTGATGGCCGTCTACAACCGTAGCCAGTATTTACCTGAAAAGCTGGACGCACTGAATAAATGGATGGAGCGTTTAGCGGTTATTTCCTCTGATTATCCTAATGTTGCTATTTTGGAGATGGCTAAATGAGTAAAAGAATTAAAAGCACACTTGATCTGCCAAAAGAATTCAACTTAAAAAAATATGAATGTATTGAGTCAATGTCTGACAAAGATTTATTTAGACAATTATATTGGCGAATGTCGATTTTTGATGAGTGCTCATGGGATGAGAGCTTGGCGACGTATTATTTAGAACATGGAGCTAATACGCCACTTGCCGAAAGTGATCCATTCAACGAAATGAAAGTGGAAACTCCTGATTGGGCAGCTGAACAGTTTAAAGGTGGAAAGGAGTTTGTTGATAAATATCGGTCGTTTACAAAAACGACAAACGCGCTTTCTACTGGCTACGGAATCGGATATTTGTCGAGGATGGAGGTTATGTTTCTGGCTCAAGGGCAGGACTCTAAAGGGCTAAGGGCGGGGATGCCTTTCACTATAAGCAAAGAAGAACAGCAGTCTCTCATGGCTGAAAGTGATGTTAATCATGGGTTGCTTATGGCGAGAGGCTCCGATTCAGTCAGTTTGGTTACAGATAGCAGCTTATACATCAGTGTTGATCTAAATGTTCCTGATGACATTTTGATTGATGATTTTAAAAAGCTATTGCCAATTTGGCGTGAAGAAATGGAAATGGAACCGATTGATGCACCTTTAAATAATTACTGGCAGGTCGTCAGGAGAAAAATAATAGAATATAAGGTGCTTCCTTACATAGATTTAATGCACTGGTCAAAAGTTAAGAACGTTTCTATTCCAAGCAGCGTTCTCACTGTTGCATTGTGGCCCTACGGCGAGAGAGGCGATTTTGGCATTTATCAAACCATTAAGCCATTTATAGAGAAAATCATGTCGTATGATTCTTTAGAAAAACTCAAGCGTGAAATCTCTCAATAACGCAGTTTGAGTATCCGATTCTCAGTAGAAATTAAGGCTTTTTGGTATAGGTGTTTTCAATATTAATACAGTGAAAAATGCCCTCGAACATTAATGAACGAGGGCGTTTTTATATGAGTTATATCAAACAATCATCCCCGCAGGCAGAGCGAGTGATCCGAGAGGCTGAGTGCCGTCAGCTTACAGGGATTTGCCGCACTACCCGCTACATGATGGAAAAGGAAGGTCAATTCCCTGCCCGCCGTAAACTGGGTGGCCGCGCTGTTGGTTGGCTTCTTTCTGAAGTCTCTGAGTGGCAACAAAGCCGCTGTAAAGCAGCTTAGGGGGAGGTATGGCACAAAAAACAAAGGCGGCCATGCGGGGCCGCCAGTGTAGTACCGAAAACAAAGAACCGAATCAGCATACCAGGCCAGCCGCTGGTGGTCAAAGCTTAGGCGCTCCTGAAATTACAGGAACTGCGCCATTGGCGCGGTTTACGCCAGTTTTGGCGTTTACCCCCAAACGGGGGAATATCCAATACTTCCCCCAATGGGGGGAGTGTGAGCCGGTAGCGGGTACATTGATTTTGCGCACCTCATTAGGAGGTGTACAAATCCTTCCTTTGCGCTCGCCAGTTCTGGCGAACTCAAATATTTGGTACTGGGCCTACACAAAAAATGCAGGTCAAACTCCAGATCTGGCGTTTGCTCAGCCTTTTGGCTCTATACCTTGTCGGCGTAATTCAGCCCTGGCTAATTCCTTCATCCAGTTCCCTAAACTTACGCCTTCACGTTCTGCCGCGTCATTTAGCTGCTGGCGTAGCTCTGGGTTAATTCTTATTTGGAACGTTGGGGACCAGCCCTCGCCTTTAGGTGTTTTATCTCGTTTTATAGTTGACACGTACGTACGTAACCTCTTAACATGGATTTTATTATGTACGTACGTTAACACGTCGAGCATAGAAAAGACAACGCCCCAAACTGTTGGAGCAGTACTGGGGCGTCTAACCAAACCGTTAATTGGAGTAACAGTTATGGCTGATAAACAGCATACCCAAACTCACCCAAAATTTACATGGCTCTTTCTGGCAACCCCTAAGAGCTATCCAGACTGTTCGCCGGTAGTTCTTCGTTTTGATACTGATACTGAAGAGAATGCCCGCGCCGCTTTCCCGGGTTGGGAAATGGTATTCGCCGCCAAAATTCGGGCAGAAGCACCATGCCGGGTCGCGTTCTTTGATTACAACACCCGCCGCGGTTGGGCTTTTGATAGCGCCTCAGATAGGGAGGTGGTTGGCCATGATTAATACATACCGCACGAAAAGTGATCTTCTGACATTGGCTCAAGAGGTCGCCGCGCTTCTATCATGCGCTTCTTATTTGGCAACGATCAGATGGGATGAAGAACGTCTCCATGTAATGAGTTTAACTGGCCTTGCTTACCGCCTTGCTGATGAACTGGCAAATGAGTTGGATATCTCGAATCTCGACCAGATTAAGCCTTGCAAGGATGGCGGCCAATGATCAGTAACGTAAAATTTAACGATCTGGAAAAGCGCCTCGATTTGCTGGTGGATAAGGTGCTGAACCTCGAGCTGCAGATCAAATCACTCACAGATAGCCAGGGTGGCGAAATCCCCCCGGGAATGAGTCCGGTTACTACGCTGGCGGCGGAGTTTGGCATTTCCACCAAGAAGGCCGAAGAACTGGCGAAAAACACAGGGGTAATGCTGGTACGGTTAAAATCAGGCGGGTTCGTGGCTCCTGATGAGAAATTCAGAGAGGCGGCGCGGCTGGTGCTGCGTAGTGCAAAACGTAAATACGGATCGGCGTACTGGTATCACCCGCTGATAGGCAAATTTCAGATGAGCGGAGGGATCCCGAAATGAAAAATGCACCTAACCTTAAACACCTGCCAAAAGAAAAATTTACAGAGGCGGTTATTTTTGCCGGCGCTGATGCCTACGCCCACGCGAAGGGATGGGAAGAGGGGCTCGGTAAGCAAATTGCCGAAGATACAACGCCGCCTATCTATCTGGGGCCTAAGCAGCTGGCAGAACTGGATAACCTGCAAATTATCGACAAAGGGCGCCGTAGTGCCCGTGTGTATCTGGCCGGGAACATCGAACCGATACTGATTAACGCCATTGGTGAGAAGCTGGCGCGGGCAGGTGTGCAGGATGCCAAATTGTATAAGGGCATTCCCGATCGCCAGCCAGAGGACTGGCATGATTATCTGGAGAGAATCAGGGCGGATAGTGTTGTTGTCGATCTCCCGGTCACGAAACGCGAACCAGCCCATAGCGGAGTTGCACCGGCATTGAATCAGATGGGGGCCAGCCAGCGCGGAGAAGTTTTACTGGCTCATTATGATGGCGACCTGGCAATTCATGCCGATTCGGACACGGTGCACCACTATAACGGCGTGGTGTGGAACCCGCTTCCGGACAAAGAGCTGCAGCGCGAAATGGCGCAAATCTACATTGATGCAGAAGTGGCCTATTCGCAGAACGCCATTAAATCGGCGGTGGAAACCATGAAACTGAGCCTTCCGGTCATGGGTGTTACAGCCCGTAACCTGATTGGCTTTAGTAATGGGGTATTTGATACCAGAACGGGGCAATTCAGGCAGCACAGTAAAACAGACTGGTTACTGATCGCCAGTGAATTACCATTCAGCCCACCAGCAGAAGGCGAGACGCTGGCCAGCCACGCGCCGAACTTCTGGAAATGGCTTCGCCGTTCCGTGGCCAATAACGACCGCAAGACAGATCGTGTACTGGCAGCGCTGTTTATGGTGCTTGCGAACAGGTACGACTGGCAGCTTTTTCTTGAGGTCACGGGGCCGGGTGGTAGCGGTAAAAGTGTTATGGCGGAAATCTGCACGATGCTGGCAGGTAAGGCGAACACGGTATCAGCCAGCATGAAAGCGCTGGAGGATGCAAGGGACAGGGCGCTGGTGGTTGGTTACTCGTTGATCATTATGCCGGATATGACTCGCTACGCTGGCGACGGTGCCGGAATAAAGGCCATCACCGGCGGTGATAAGGTATCTATCGACCCAAAACACAAAGCGCCGTATTCGACCCGGATACAGGCCGTAGTGCTGGCCGTGAATAACAATGCCATGACGTTCAGCGACCGCAGCGGCGGTATCTCGCGGCGGCGGGTGATATTCAACTTCACCGAAGTGGTGCCAGAAAACGAACGAGACACCCTACTGGCCGAGAAGATAGAGGGGGAGCTGGCTGTGGTTATTCGCCATCTGCTGACGCGTTTTGCGGATCAGGACGATGCCCGGCGTTTACTGCACGAACAGCAGAAGTCAGAGGAAGCGCTGGCGATTAAACGTGAAGGCGATTCGCTGGTGGACTTCTGCGGCTACCTGATGGCGCTTGTTGAGTGCGAGGGAATGATTGTTGGCAATGCTGAGATGGTGCCATTCAGCCCGAGGCGTTACCTGTACCACTCATACCTTGCCTACATGTCAGCGCACGGCCTGGGTAAACCCGTATCATTGACGCGGTTTGGCACTGATATGCCGGGGGCAATGTCTGAGTATGGTAAGGAATACAAGCGTAAGCAGTGCACCCGGGGACCGGATAAAGGCCGCACTATTTCGAATGTGCTGTTAGGTGATGATGCCGATGGGTGGTTGCCAGCGGCAACAGGTAATCCTGATAACGAATAGGGTAGAGTTTAAAAATTAACGATAAAGTGTCTACCGTGTCTACTTGTGAATATATTTCTATATATAACATATAGTTGTCATGGTAGACACTTGGTAGAGAGTCTTATTTAAAGTGTCTACCGTGTCTACTATTAGTATGTTTTTTGCACCAAGGTAGAGAGTCTGGTAGACAGTAGTAGATACTTAAACACACAACCCTCTACCGCTTAATTTACTGAATCTATTGAATAAATTTTGAAAAGTAGACAGGTAGACAGTCTGAGGCATAAATTTTAATTTTATAACTGAGAGGACCACGAATGTTTTATTTCAATAAATTAGGTGGGGTAAAAATCGTAAGTATGACTCCAGCAACTCCAGGCTGGTATTTACGAGTAAAGGAGAATTTTGAGGATACGGAGTGGTGGTATATGCCGGTAGCTTGCTGGGCGTTATGTCGTTCAGCGGATGGTGACCTGATGCTACCATGTGTAGTAGATGACCGTGGTACTTTGACGCCGAATGACCCAGACTCTAATCCTTGTGATTTGGTTTATTTACCGAATGCTAAGGTGCTGGAAAATCCAGCGTTCGGGGCGATTGAGTGTAAGTTGATTCAGTGATTACGATCTTAATTTAACAAAGCCGGGGAAACCCGGTTTTTTTATGTCTGAACCTAATTAATCTATTTTTCTGATTAAAATTATTTTACTTACCACTTTTATTGATCAATGATTGCGCATGTACCATCAATCACGATAAGGGTAAGAAGATGGCAGAACGGAACAATAAGCAGCACGATAAAGGCGGTACGGTTCATATCGATGCTGAAACTATGAAGAAGATCGAAGAGTACCAGGCATTCATCCGCAAGAATCACCCGGAAATGCCTGTCCCCACTAAAGGCCAGATTGTGCGTAGCAGCGTGAACTACTGGCATCACCATACGCTGGGGGCATGGCTATGAAAGGCTGGTACACCATTAAAGCATCCAACGACGCCACCAGCGCCAATATCAGTATTTACGAAGAGATCGGCGGCTGGGGTATCACTGCCCAGCAGTTCTCTGAGGATCTGAAAGCCCTGGGCGATATTTCCCATATCAACCTGCATATTCACTCACCCGGCGGTGACGTATTCGACGGGATCGCTATCTACAACCTCCTGAATAAACACCCGGCAAAAGTCACAGTGCATATCGATGGACTGGCCGCTTCTATGGCGTCAGTTATAGCGATGGCTGGCGACCGCATCGTTATGCCAGAAAATGCGCTCATGATGATCCACAAGCCGTGGGGCATATCTGGCGGAAATGCCAACGATATGCGCGACTATGCCGAGTTACTGGACAAGGTGGAAAGCGTCCTTATCCCGGCTTATGCCCGCAAAACGGGCAAGTCTGCCGAAGTGCTGGGGGCCATGCTCGAGAGTGAGACCTGGATGGATGGGCGTGAATGTGTGGCGCAGGGCTTCGCAGATGAGCTGTTGCCAGCGGTCAGTGCAATGGCCTGTATTGAATCGAAACGAATTGAGGATTTTGAGCATATGCCGAAAGATATTAAAGGGATGATTACTAACCCTAAAGGCTCTACCAGCAGCGCAGTACCTGAACAGAATCGTATTAACGGGATTAAAGACCTGTTTGCGATGTTTGGAGGTAAGCATGATTCATTGAAGATGCAGTGCCTGGAGGATGTTGGCTGTACGCCGGAAAAAGCGAAAGACATGCTTCTGGCGGCGCTGGGCAAAAACACTACTCCGTCAGATAAAACCATCCATGATCACATTTACGCTGGTAACGGCAACATCACAGGTGATGGTATTCGCCAGGGGCTATATGCCCGCTTAGGCTATGAACGCGCCGAACGCGGTAACCCTTATGCCATGATGAGCCTTTTTGAAATGGCTCAGGCCTCGCTGGTGGATCGCGGGATCAGCATTAGTGCTTTTGGTAGCCGCTCGCAGATTGTTAACCTGGCATTTACACACAGCAGCAGTGATTTCTCTCATATCCTGGCTGGTGGCGCTGAAAAGTCGGTGCTGACAGGCTGGCAGAACAGCGGTGAGACATTCCAGCAGTGGACGAAAACCGGCTCTCTATCCAACTTCCATGAAGCCAAGCGGGTTGGTCTGAATGGTTTCTCTGATCTGGATAAAGTACCGGAAGGGGCAGAATATAAATATGTCACAACCAGTGACAGCGGCGTACCTATCGCCCTGGCTACGTATGGCAATATTTTCTCGATTACCCGGCAGGCCATCATCAATGACGATCTGAGCCAGTTGACGACTATTCCCCAGGCAATGGGCCGCGCTGCGGCGCGTACCGTAGGGAATCTGGTCTATCTAAACCTGACAGCGAACAGTAAGTTCACCGATGGTAAAGCGCTGTTCCACGCAGACCATAAAAACCTCATCGCTAAAGGGATGGATACAGACGGACTCAATGAGGCCCGTAAGGTTATGCGCCTGCAGGAGGATGCAAACGGCGACCCGATCAATGTCATCCCGGCCTATATCCTTGTTCCTGCTGCTCTGGAAGGGGCAGCCAATCGCGCGGTGCTCTCATCTTCCTCTCTGTTCCCGGTGGACCAGGACGGCACACTGAACCAGAACCCCGGCATTATTAACGTGGTTAAAGATATGGCTCAGGTTGTTGTTGAGCCGCGGCTGGATAAGGCGGACAACAAGCAGTGGTATGTTGCAGCGGCGCAGGGCACAGACACCATCGAGGTGGCTTACCTTGATGGTATGGACGTGCCGTATCTGGAACAGCAGGAGGGCTTCACCGTTGATGGTATCGCATGGAAGGTGCGCATTGATGCAGGTGTGGCCGCGCTGGATTACCGCGGTCTGGTCAAGTCGAGTGGGGCATAAGAGCAGAGGGGCGGCCACGGCTGCCCATTTCTCGCGGGTCCTCCTGGCGGGCCGGCCTTCCACGGGGCGGCTCACGCGCGGAAAACGGCTCGTTTTTGAATTCTATGGTCATCATCATCATGTGCTAACTGTATGATTTTACGGTCATGAAAATGATGAAAAATAGAAAAGATGATGGGTTGTGTGTTTTTTGTTCATCATCTTTGGGGGAATGATGAAACAAATACGGTTAACGATTACCGAACTGGCTGATGTTACGGGGATACACAGGCAGACGGTTTCAAAACGCCTGCGGGATATCCCTCCCGCGCCTGGCAGTAGCTGTAAGAGAAAGCTATACGATCTGAAATCAGCCTTATCGGCGATCTATACCACAAGGGGAAGTCAGAATGCAGAACACTGAAGTAATGACAAATATCAAACTGAGTGGCCCTCTGATCAGATTATTTGGCCGGGAGCACCAGCGAGTGATTAGCACACCGCGAGAGGTATTTCGAGCGCTGTCAGTTACACTCCCCGGCTTTGAAAAATACATGAACACCAGTAAAGCCAGAGGACAGACATTCGCAATCTTCGTTGATAAGAAAAATATTACTGAAGACGATCTCGATTTCCCAAGCTGTGGCCGAACTATTCGAATTGTTCCGGTCATTATGGGGAGTAAGCGTGCTGGTGTTCTGCAAACCATTCTTGGCGCCGTCCTGGTGGTTGTTGGTGTTCTTGGGTCAACGATAGGGCAAGCATGGGGCGGTGGTGTATGGGGGCCGGCAGCATGGAAGATTGGGGCAGCAATGATGGTGGGTGGTGTTGCTCAGATGTTATCACCTCAACCGTCGGGGCTTGCCAGTAAGCAAAGTGCAGATAACCGCGCTTCATATGCTTTCGGTGGGGTGACAAATACTGCCGCACAAGGTTATCCGGTCCCGCTTCTTTATGGGCGACGCCGGATCGGTGGTGCCATCATTTCGGCGGGCATCTATGTGGAGGATCAGCTTTGACAAATCAGGTGCAACTCTGGCCAGAAGGTGAGGTATTTACCCGAGAGGTATTGATACCGACAAAATACGAGCCATTTCCGGTGGAGGTAACTTACATCGTTCCTCCTTTCGATAATGTTGTCGAGACATGGCAGAATAAAGACCCGGAGAAGGCTTACGCTCTGTTTAGACAGTTCATTGTTGACTGGGATCAGCAGGACAAACTCACCGACGAAATGCTAATGTGCTTTCTGACAGCTTACCCGGGTACAGATGAAGCTATTTTTGCAGGTTGGGGTGAGCATATGAAGTCGCTACTGGAGAAAAATCAAGAGTCATTTATCCATTCGCCAAACACTATCAATTAAGCCTGCAAACTCGTTATACGGTTGGATTCAAATATTAAGTAGGGGATGAAGTGAGAAAGATAATAACCTTGTTTGTTGCATCTATTTTGCTGGCTGGTTGTTCAGTCGAAACGATTACAAATAAACCACCAATTTTTACTGGAAAAAGTCAAAAAAAACCAGCTGAGGTGGTTCGCTGTTTAGCACCAAAGATGTCAGATTTGAACCCATCAGCTACAACGATGGAGACTGAAACGGGCTACAGAATAGTGGTAACCGTTTCTGATGTTGGAGCTTCAGTTGTTGCCCTTGTGAATGCTGATGGTGATGGTTCTGAGGTCAAAATGCACGCCTTTACTGCTGGGTATGGAAATCCATGGGGCAAGATGGCAATGGCCTGTTTGTGAAAAATGATAGGAATAGGAAAAATGAGCCTGGTTTATACCGGGCTTTTTTACTTCAAGATAGCCCGCCTTAGCATTTTACTTTTTGTCTCTTCCATAAATCCCTCAATCAAAGCCTGTTATTGCATGATAGTGTTCATTGTTGTTCGTGCTTTGGTGCAGTCAGTGGTGCAGTCAGTTTAA